TCTCTCCCCTGGTACCCCCAAAAAAGCGGCTGAAACGGCGGGATATCCACAGAACCGAGCCGAAAAGAGGGGAGAAAGCGCGTGAACGAGCAACCCACATTCCCCGGGCTCGAAGTCGGGGTACCCAACGACGCACCGCGCACCGTCACGGAGTCACCCATGCTCTCCGCCGCTCGCATGACGCTTACCGAGCTGCGCGAGCAGGGCCTACTCCGCCGTGAGCACGGCGCGATCGTTCAGCTCACGTTGGAGCTCGCGCAAGCCGTCGCCGCCGGCGTCCGCTCGGGCCGCGCGTCGGCCGTGGCACTCGCCGCGCGCGAGCTGCGCGAGACGATCGCCATGCTCCCGATCCCCGACGACGACGTGCCGGCCGAAAACGGCGACTGGGAAGCGTTCCGCGCTACCGCCGAGAGTGAGGCGACATGAACGCGCGGGTGAACGTCCATCCGGTCTGGGAAGCCGGCCGGCCGCTGTGGCGTCGGTGGCACGGCTACGTCGATCACCCCATGCGCCGGACGTGGCACGTCTACGGCCCGGCTCGGTGGTTCGTGCTCATGCTCACGTCTGCGACGGCGCGCCGGTACGACCGAGCCGCCGCGCGGTACCACCGTGACCAGCGACGGGAAGTCAGGTCATGACCGGTGAGCTCGAGATTTCGCCGTGGGGCGGCAGGCCGGCGCGGTACGCAACACCGATCACGCCCGGGCTCGCGCACCGGGGCCGGCAGATCGCCTACATAGCGCGCGTGCTCGGGATGCCGCTGTTCCCGCACCAACGGCAGATCGTGGAGACGGCGACGCAGCTCAACCCGCCGGGCTCGTGGCTCACGTTCCGGTATCAGAAAGTCGTGCTCGTGCTGCCGCGCCAGACCGGTAAGACGACCGTCACGAACCCCGTGCTTGTGGACCGTGCGCAGTGGATGCCGAACCGGCAGATCCTCACGACCGCACAGCTCGGCAAGGACGCGTCGGCTCGGTGGTCGGACCTGGCCGACCGCGTGGAAGCGTCGCCGCTCGTGCGGCACACGCGGATCAAGCGCGGCAACGGGCAGGAGGTGCTCACGTTCCCGAACCGCTCGCTCGTCAAGCCGTTCGCGCCCGGCCCGACGGCCGGTCACGGCTACAGCCCGGAAACGGTTCTGATCGATGAGCTCTGGGCATTCATGGCAGCGGAAGCGGACGAGCTGAAAACCGGTCTGCTGCCGGCGATGCAGACAAAGCGCGACCGGCAGCTATGGCTCATCTCGGCAGCCGGCACCCAACAGTCGGAATGGCTGAACGAGGAAATCGAACAGGGCCGAGCGTCGGTAAACGACCCGACGAGCAAGACGGCGTATTTCGAGTGGTCGGCCGACGAGAACGCCGATCCGTACGACGAGCGCACGTGGGAATTCCACCCGGGGCTAGACGGGCTGATCACGATTGACGATCTGCGCGAGGCGTCAAAGCCGGAGAACAACAAGCGGCCGGCGTGGCTGCGCAACTACATGAACCGGCAGTCATGGAGCACGGAAACCGTGGTCCCGATCGACCTGTTCGACAAGCTGAGCGGCGAGCAGGTCACGCCGAACCCGTCCACCATCGCGCTCGCCTACGACGTGGCCGTGGACCGTTCGAGCTCCACGATTTACGCCGGCTGGACCGACGAGCTCGGGCGTACGAACGTCCGCGTGTGGAGGACCGACGCCGGCGCCGTGTGGGTATCCGAGCTCGTCCGCAGCGCGTGGGAATCCGGCGCCGTCGGCATGGTGTGCGCCGACGACGGCGGGCCGGCCCGCGCCGTCACCAAGGCTCTCCGCCGCGCCGGCGTACCCGTGACGACGCTTCCCGGCCGTGAGGCCGCTACAGCGTGGACCGAGTGGAAAGCGGCCGTCACGGATGCCGGCAAGCCGGGCGCAACCGTGCTCGTGCACGACGGCTCACAAGCCGTCCGTGACGCGCTGGAAGTCGCCGCCGAGAAGCGCACGGGGGACCTGCGCACGCTCGACCGGACGAACAGCGCCGGCCCGATCGATGCGCTCATGGCGCAAGTCGTGGCGGCATGGTACGCGCCGCAAACCGGCACGATCCCGATTGCGTAATCCCATCCGCGATAGAGCCACCCGGGGCCCGGTAGAGCGCGGGTAGACCTTGCTCCGTGCAGACACGACGCCCGCGCTTCCCGCGCTTCCTCGAAGGGTTGATGCGCTCTCCTGTGGTCGCCGCGGCTCTGGAGCGCGAGGCGTCGGCTGGGGTTCTGCCGCCCGCCCGATCCACCGTCCCTGTCTCGGTGGATCGGGCGATTTCCGTGAGCACGGTCTACCGCGCCGTAGACATTCACGTCACGGCTGCCTCACAGCTCACGTTGGACACGTGGCGCGGCAACGAGCCGACCACGCCGCCGCTCGTGATCCGCGAGCCGGAACCGGACGAAGCGCTGTCAGCGACGATCGGCAAGCTCGTGGGTTGCATGGCGCTCCACGGCTACTCATTCATGCGGCTGAACCGTACCGACCCGTCGTCGCCGGCCGCGCCGGTCGGCTCGGTGAACGTGCTGGACCCGGCGCGCGCTGTGCTCCGCGACGATTTCACGACGCGCCGTCGGCTGCTCGACTACATAGACGACTGGGGCACGTCGCACACGCTCCAGCCCTGGCAGTACGCGCACCTTCCCCGGCTGCGCGTCCCGTGGTCCCCGTACGGGCTCGGGCCGCTCCAGGCAGCGCAAGCCGAGCTCGCCGGCGCGCTCGATCTGCGCGACTACAGCAGCGGATGGTTCCAGCTCTCGGGCGTCCCGTCCGGTGTGCTGTCCACCGAGCAGACGCTTTCGCCCGATCAGACGGACGCCTGGAAGCAGAAGTGGAACGAGACAGCCGGCCCGGGCACCCGTGTTCTCGCGAACGGGTTGAAGTACACGCCCATGATGATCAACCCGCGCGATGCGCAATTCCTGGAAAGCCAGCAGTTCACGGTCACGCAGATTGCCCGGCTCATGGGCGTGCCGGCGTCGGTATTCCTCGCATCGGTTGAGGGCAATTCCCAGACCTACGCGAATGTTGAGCAGGACTGGACGGGTTATATCCGTTTCGGGCTCATGGCCTATCTGCGCGAGATTGAGCAAGCGTTCACCCGCATTCTCCCGCGCGGAAACAGTGCACGTTTCAACGTGAATGCGCTGCTGCGCACCGACACCAAGACGCGCTATGAGTCGCACGAAATCGCATTGCGCGCCGGATTCATCACGCTCGACGAAGTGCGCCAGATCGAGGGCCTAGCACCCATGCCGGCAGCGCCGGCGCCCACACCGACACCCGGGGAGATTGCCGCGTGATCACCAGAGAGTTCCGCACCGCCGGCGTGTCCGTGGAGGGCCGCAGCTTCACCGGCATCGCCGTGCCGTACATGCAGCCGACGAGCCAGATTCCCGAGTACGACGCCGAGCAGTTCGCTCGCGGCTCGGTCACCGAGTACGACGGCGCCACGATCTTCTACCGGCACAACGAGCCCGTCGGTCGGATCACCGCCGCTCGTGACACCGACGCCGGTTGGGAGATTGACGCCGAGCTGTCTGACACGACGCTCGGCCGTGACGTGGCCGTGCTGCTCCGCGACGGCGTGCTTTCGCGCCTGTCCATCCGGTTCGACCCGATCGAGCACACCGAGACACGAGACCAGACGACCGGGCAGACGCTCGTCACGCATACCAGCGTGCGCGCTCGTGAGGTGTCCCTCACCCCGTTTCCCGCATACGACGGCGCCACCGTAACCGCCGTGCGACAGAGAGGAAGTAGCACCATGCCCGAGCCCACCACGACGGACGCGCCGCCCGTTCAGGTCGTCCCCGACTCCGCAGTCTCCGAGCTGCGCGAGGCGATCGAAACGCTCACCCGTGACATGTCCACGCTCGCGAACCGCGAGCCCGGCACCGCCGAGACCGCGCCGTCGCGCTACGCGACCGCCGGCCACATGCTGCGCGCGCTCGTCGCCGGCGACGCCGACGCCGTGCGCGAGTACAACGACACGCTCGCTCGGGCGTGGGACCCTGCCGGCACCACGACCGGGCAGACCGTGGTCCGGCCGGCGTGGGTCGGGGACCTGACCCACATCGTGGACGAAGCGGCCGTGCTCGCGTCGCTGTTCACGTCCGAGTCGCTGCCGGCTGAGGGCATGTCGGTGGAGTACACGCCGTACGACCCGACGTCGGACACCACGCAGGTAGAAGAGCAGGCCGCGCAGGGCGATGACCTCGCGTTCGGTGGCGTCGAAATCGACGTGGCGCCGCAGGCACCCGTCAAGACCTACGGCGGCTACACGCGGCTCGCGTTCCAGACGATCCAGCGTTCGAGCATCAACCACCTGAACCACTCGCTGCGCGCCATCGCGAACAAGGCCGGCCGGAAGCGTAACGCCGACTTCCGCACGATCTACGCCGCCGCCGTCGCCGCGTCGGCTGCCGCCACGGGCTCGCGCAAGATCGTCGGTTCGCTCTCGACGTGGGACGGCTGCCTGTCCGCGATCGTGGACGCGGCCGAGATCTTCACGGACCGCAACATCGGCGTAGACGCGCTCGTCGTGGACAAGGCCGGCTTCAAGGCGCTCGGCTCGCTGGAGGGCACCGACGGCCGGCCGCTGTTCGTCGTCTCGGGCGCCGGCGTCGGTTCCAACGTGATCGGGTCGCTCGACGCGTTCGCGCTGCGCGGCAACCTGCTCGGCATGCCCGTGGTGCTCAACCCCAAGCAGGCCGCGCCGGCGTCCGCGTTCATCAACAAGCGCGCGATCACCGAGTGGCGTTCCCCGATCGCGCAGCTCCAGGACGAGAACATCGTCAACCTGAGCCGAGACTTCTCGCTCTACTTCTACGCCGCGCGCGCCGTCACCGACGCCGCCGCGATCGTCCCCGTGGTGGCTGCCTGATCATGGCGACGATCACGCTTGCCGAGTACGTCGGCGCTCCCAATGACAGCTACGTGGCCGAGTGCGTCACGGAAGCCGCCGCGCTCGTCGCGCGGCACATCGGGACCGCCGTCGTACCGGCGGACGTGAAAGCTCGGGCCGAGCTGGAGTGTGGTTCCGAGCTCTACCACCGTCGCAACGCGCCGAACGGCATAGCGCAGTTCGCCGCGATCGACGGCGCCCCGGTACGGGTCGCTCGCGATCCCATGATCGGCGCCTACCCGATCCTCGCGCCGTACCTCGCGGGACCGTTCGCATGAGCGCGCTCGGTGACACCCGTAGCCGGCTCACGACGGCGCTCGAAGCGCTCGACCCTAAGCCGAGCGTGTACGACCACGTGCCCGAGCGGCCGGCCGTGCCGGCAGCCGTCGTGCTGCCGGCCACGCCCTACGTGACGCCCGACGGCGTGACGTACGGGAAATGGCTCGGCCGGTTCGTCGTCGCGCTGCTCGTGCCCGGCAAGGTCAACAGCCCGGCCACGGACGCGCTCGACGCGCTCATCTGTGACGTGCTGCCGGCGCTGGAAGAGGCCGATTTCTCGGTGGCCGAGGTGTCCACCTTCTACAGCTACAGCGCGAACGGCGCGCAGTACCTCGCGGCGGACGTGACCGCCACCGACTCGATTTCGATTGGAGATTGACCCATGGGTTCCACCCGCATTAAGGGCCGGCAGCTCTCGCTCAAGATTGGCGAGCCGGCGGTTGACTACTGGGCCGACGCGACGAGCGTTGTCATGGACAACGAAGAGCTCGACGCCGACACCGTGACGTTCGAGGATGCCGCCGAGCCCGGCGGCGCCCGGCAGTTCTTCTTCACGATCAACGCCACCCAGAGCACGGCTACCGCGTCGCTGTGGCGCAAGATCTGGGAGAGCACGGGCGAGGAAGTGCCGTTCACGTACGCCGTGCACGGCAACGCCGTGCCGAGCGTGGAGCAGCCGCACATGATCGGCATTGTCAAGATCGGGCCGCGCCCGGCGCTCGGTGGCGAGGCCGGCCGAGACGTGACGTACACGTTCGAGAACCGTTGGGACATCGTCGGCACGCCGACCCTGGACGACGGCACCCCGTAGCCATGGCGGACGTGCTGCCGGGCGGGCCGGTCACTGTCCGCGTTGACGGGCTGCGCGAGGCGCTACGCGACCTCCGCGCCGCCGGCGCCGACGCGCAGGACATGGCCGAGCTCATGCACCAGCTCGGCACGCTCGTGGTGCTCGCCGCCAACCCGCCGGTTCGGTCCGGCGCGCTCGAATCGACCGTGCGCGCCGGACGCGGCAAGACCAAAGCCGTGGTTCGGGTCGGCAGCCGGCGCGTGCCGTATGCCGGCGTCATCCACTACGGGTGGCCGGCCCGCAACATCCCGCCGAACCCCTTCCTCACGGAAGCGCTGCAACGGCAGCGCGGCGCCGTGCTCGCGGCGCTCGACCGGGGCCTAGGCGACCTCCTCGCAGACCACAACCTCTAGGACAGGGAACCCATCATGACCGCTGTATCGACAAACTCACTGCTCCAGACGCTCACGCTCGGTGAAGTCGCCAAGATCGAAGAGCTCAGCGGGCTCAGCATGAGCGCGATCGGGGACGACGACGCGCCCAAGGGCGCCGTGCTCGCCGCGTTCGTGTTCGTGATCAAGCGCCGGACCGATCGCGAGTTCACGTGGAACGCCGCGAACGGCGTGACGCTGCCCGAGGCAATGGCGCTCATGGGCGGCACGCCGGCCGAGGACGAGCCGGCGGGTGACCCGGCGGACCCTACGCCGCCGGCGGACGAGCCGGCCGCAGCTACCGAGTAACGCCGACCCGAGCCCGGCTGGACGACATGGCGTCGTTCGTCGTCGGGCTCGGGCTCACGCCGGCCGACTACTGGGCGCTCACGTGGGCCGAGCGAAACGCAATCGTCAGAGAACAGAACCGAGCCAAACGACGAAAGGGGTGAGACGTGGCCGGCCACACCGTCACTATCTCGGTGCTCGCGGACACCAAGCAGTTTTCGCGCGCATTCCGTGACCTGTCCGACCAAACGGGACTCACCCGGCTCGGCTCGACCGTAAAGGCAATCGGGCGCACCGTCGCGACCGCCGGCGCTGCTATCGGCGTCGGCGTCGCTGCCGGCGTCGCCAAGTCCGTACAGGCCGCGTCCGAGCTGCAACAGTCGGTCGGCGCCGTGGACGCGGTATTCAAGGGCAACGCCGACACCGTGAAGCAGTGGGCAGCCGGCGCCTCGCAAAGCGTCGGTCTGACCAAGAGCGAATATCTCGGGTTCGCGTCGCTGCTCGGCACGCAGCTCAAGAGCGCCGGCACGCCGCTGGACGAAATCGCCGGCAAGACGGACAACCTCATCAAGTGGGGTGCCGACCTTTCGGCTATGTACGGCGGCACCGCACAGCAGGCGGTAGAGGGTTTCACGTCCGCACTAAAGGGCGAATACGAAATCCTCGACAACTACGGAATTAGCATCAATGCCGCGCGCATTGAGACTGAGGCTTTGGCGCTCGGTCACAAGAAAGTCAATGGCACGCTGAGCGATCTTGCAAAGCAGGAAGCGCTCATGTCGCTCGTGGAAAAGCAGGCAGCCGACGCCCGCGGCGCGTTCGCCCGCGAGAGCAACACGTTCGCCGGCCAGCAGGCGCGGCTCAAGGCGACGTTCGGTGACCTGTCCGCCGAGATCGGCACCGTGTTCCTGCCGATCGCGACCAAGGTAGCCGGCTACCTGAACGAGAACATGCGGCCGGCGTTCGAGCGCGTGAGCGAGTGGGTCCGATCCGAGGGCGTCCCGCGCTTCAAGGAGTTCGCCGGGTGGTTCACGGCGAACATCCTGCCCGCGCTGCTCGGCGTGTGGTCCGTCGTCACGGGGCAGCTCTTGCCGGCGCTCGTGCAGCTCGGCACCTTCGTGGGCGGCACGATCGTGCCGGCGCTGGCTGACATGGTCACGTGGCTCACGCAGAACGCCGACATCGTGCTACCGCTCGTCGCCGCCGTCGTCGCCGGCGTCGCAGCGTTCAAGGCGTACAGCACCATTCTCGGGATCGTGAAAGCTGCGCAAGCTCTCGCGACGGCGGCACAGATCGGCTTCAACGTCGCGCTCACCGCTAACCCAATAGGCATCATCATTGCCCTGATTGCTGCGCTCGTCGCCGGCCTGGTCTATTTCTTTACCCAGACGGACACGGGCCGCGAGGTTTGGGGCAACTTTACTAAGTTCCTCGGTGAAGCCTGGGAAAACATCAAGATCGCTTTTAAGGCGGGTTACGAGAGCATTAAGCAGTTCCTCGGTAAAGCCTGGGAGTTCATCAAGACGGTTTGGTCGTATACGCCGCTCGGTCTCATCATTGGCAATTGGGATAAGATCGTCGCCTACTTTAAGTCGCTGCCGGGAACCATTAAGGTGTGGCTGGATAAGGCGATTGCCTTTGTCAAGACGGTTTGGTCGTATACGCCGCTCGGTCTCATCATTGGCAATTGGGATCGAATCATCGGCTTTTTCAAGGGAATACCGGGCAAGGTGAAGCCGCACCTTGATAGCGCGATTCGCTTTATCAAGACGGTTTGGTCGTATACGCCGCTCGGCATGATCATCAACAATTGGGGTCGGATCACGTCGTTCTTCCGGGGCATCCCGGGAACGGTCAAGTCGGCGTTCGCCGGCGCCGGCTCGTGGCTCTACAACGCCGGCCGTGACGTGCTCGCCGGTCTGATCAACGGGTTGCAGTCGGCGCTCTACCGCGTGCAGCAGATCGCGTATGAAATCGCGAACAGCCTCACGTCCGGCGTGAAGTCTGTGCTCGGGATCTTCTCCCCGTCCCGCGTGTTCCGTGGGTTCGGTGAGAACGTGATCGCCGGGCTCGTGATCGGGCTCGACGAGCTCGCCGGCTTGCGCTCGACCATGCGTGACGTGTCCGGCGTGATCACGGACGGGTTCACGCCGTCGCTCGACATGCCGCAGCTCGCCGGCGGGCACGGCGGCCGTGGTGGCTACGTTCAGGTGACGCTCCAGGTCCCGCCGACGGCGGACACGCTGAGCATCGGCCGCGAGCTGAAAAGGGTGCTCACCGAGTACGAGAGCGTGGCCGGCGGTGGCTTCCGATGAGCACACCGAGCCTGAACGTCACGCGCGCCACGTGGGCCGCTGACGCCGGCAATTGGACCTACACGAGCGCCGTGCTCACGACCGACGAGCACGGCACGCAGTCGGTTTACCTGACCGCCGGCGCCCGCCCGCTCTCCACGCTGCCGGCCGGCCGCTACGTGGCCGTGGTGGAGCTCGCGGACACGTACGACGGCGTGATCCCGAGCGTCACGGTGAACGGGCAGGAACCGACCGGCACCGTGTCGCCCGGGTGGCAATCGACGTACGCCGTCGTGCTGCGCGACACCGACACGCTCGGCGTGAGCGGGCCGCTGCTGCGCCTGTCCGTGTTCCCCTACCCGGAGTCGCTGGACAGCTACGTAGCGGCCGAGACGTTCGAGCTCGTGAGCGACTACGTGGAGCGCGTGCCGCGCGTGAACTGGGCCGACAACGCGCGCGCCGCTGTCTCGGACTTCTTCGGCTGGACCGTGCTGCCCAACAGCAGCGCCGGCACGCTCACGCAGGGCGCCGCCATGCCCAAGCCGCTCACCACGCCCGGCGGCAGCATCACGACGTGCGCCCGCGTGGACTACGACAAGGTGACGCGCACGAACCACGTGCCCGACCCGCGCGCGACGACGGCCGGCAACTACGCCGGCTCCGCCGGCTCGGGTGGCGTCGTCACGGAAACCATGGTGACCGGCGCGGCCGACGGCCCGACGCTGCCGAACGGCACCAAGCCCACGACGTACGCGCGGTACACGTGGACGACGGCGAACACGGCTACCCCGATCAACGCCGCCTACACCGTGACCGGGCAGGGCATCCCGGTTGCCGCGTCCGACGCCGTGTCGGTGCTCGTCTACTTCCGCTGCTCGTCAGACGCGACGAGCGCGCGCGCGTTCTTCCGCCCGTGGACCAACGGCGCGAACGGCACCACGATTCAGGCCGCGAACCAGACGCTCGCCGCCGGGCAGTGGCACGCCGTCACGCTGTCTGCCGCGTCGCTCGCCGCCGGCACGACGGGCATCAACCAAATCGGCGTCGCCATTAGCCGGCTCATGCCGGCCGGCGGCACGCTCGACATCACCGCCGTCATGCTGGAGAAGACGCCAGCGGCCGGCACCTACCTTGACGGCACGTTCGCGAACGCTCGATGGACGGGCACGGCGAACGCGAGCACGTCACAGCTCCTCACGCCGTCGGGCGCCGGCGCCGGCATCACGATTGAGTCGTCCCTGTTCAGCCCGGAGTTCGATCCCGCGTTGCGCGCCGGCGAGCCGGTCACGATGTCGTGCTACGTCTACCTCTCGCACACGACCGACGCCGTGGTGGAAGCTCGTGGACAGACGAGCGCCGGCATTCTGGACCTGGGCCCGATCATCTCCGACCCGGTGACCGTGCCGGCTGCCACGTGGACGCGCGTATCCGTGACGGTGCCGGCGCACGCCGACGCCGTGACCAACTACAGCTTTGACGTGGTGTGGGGCCCGGACCTGCCCGGCGGCGGGTTCGCGTGCGCCACGGGCGCGCTCGTGGAGACGTCCGCCACCGTGGGCCCGTTCGGCGACGGCAGCTCTCCCGGGTGGTTCTGGACCGACGGCCCGGGCTCGGTGTCCTACACCGTCACCGAGGTAGCCCGGACCGAGGACTACGCCGACCGCGCCGTTCAGATCGTCGCGCACCGCGAGACGGCCGAGCTCGGCACGCTCAGCGCGCAGCTCGTGCTCAACGACGACGACGCCGACCTAGGCGGCATCGCGACGAACCACCCGATCCGGCTTGCCGATCGCGTCACGGGTGAGCCGCTGTGGACGGGCCGCGTCGAATCCGTGGTGCAGACCACGAGCTACGACCGTCGCCGGCAGCGGAGCTACCGCGTGGTGAGCGTGTCCGCTACCGACGCCGTCGGGCAGCTCAACGCGACGCCGCGCTATGGCGTCGTCTCGGCGCCGACCGGCGGGTTCAGCAACCTGCCCTACTACACGCGCGCTGAGCAGCTTCTGACGAGCGCTCCCGACACCGTGGAGAGCGCGCGGCTGTTGCGCCCGCCGCCGCTCGTCGGGGACGCGTGGGAGGGCGTACAGGTGGCGAACCTGGTCTATGAGTCCACGCTGTGGAATCACCTGCTGCTGTGGTTCAACACGGGCCGCTACTTCCAGGCCGGCACCGAGTTCCTCAGCCAAGCAACCATGTTCACCGACCGGTTCGGCGTGTTCCGCTACGGCGACCGGTTCGGCCGGACGTTCCAGGCCCAAGAGTGCGGGCCGCGGCGTATGTCGATCACCGACATTCCCCGCGCCGGCGACCCGACGGCGCCCGACGGGTTCGGGCCGCGCGTGCCGGCGCTGCGCGCCCGCGTGCGGCACGACACCCAGAGCGCGCTGAACACGGTGGAGCTCGCGAACCACGCGAGCAAGGCCGACCCGGACAACCCCGGCGAGCTCCTGGCCGACGACGGCAACTTTGGGCCCTACACCGACGAGCCCGGCCGCGAGAGCTACGGCGCCCGGAAGGTGACTCTCGAGACCTGCCTTTTCGACCCGACGGCCGACGGCGACCAGGTGGCAGCCGGCGTGTTCCATGCTCACGCGCCCGACCCGTTCGGGCGCATCCTGCCGCGCGTGGAGTCGGTGACTATCTCGGTCACCGACGTTCCGCCGGCGCACCGTCCCACGCTCGCGCTCGTGGAGCTGGAAGACGGCTTGTTCGCGCGCATCGGTAACGCGTCGTGCGACGACTGGCCGATTGCGTCGATCGACCACGAGATAACGGCCAACGACTGGCTCATCACGTACGGACTGAGAGAGGACTCATGACCATGAAGTTCCGCAAGCAGCTTGTCACGGGCGCGGCCCGCAAGACGTACGCCGGCACCAACAGCCGGAAGTACATCACCGTGCACGAGACGGCGAACACGTCCGCCGGCGCGGACGCCGGCGCGCACGCCAACCTCCAATCGTCGGGGAACGTCCGTGCCGCGTCGTGGCACTGGCAGGTAGACGACACCGAGGCAGTCCAGTCGTACGAGCACACGGCGCGTTGCTGGCACGCCGGCGACGGCGACGGCCCGGGCAACTTCTCATCCATCGGCGTGGAAATCTGCGTGGACGCCGGCGGCGACTTCAAGCAGGCGGTGAGGAACGCCGCCGAGCTCGTGCGCCGCATCAAGGCCGAGGAGCCCGGCGCCGAGCTCGTCGTTCAGCACAGCCACTGGTCCGGCAAGGACTGCCCGGACCGGCTGCGCTCCGGCTCGCACGGCATCACGTGGGCGCAGTTCCTCGCGCTCGTCAACGACCCGGACACCAACCCGACCAAGCCGGCGCCGAGCGCGCCAAGAGAGGAATACGACATGGACACGCTCGACCTGCGCAACGCGCACAAGCGGCCCGTGAAGGATGACGACGTGGGCAAGCTGCAAGGGCTGCTCATGGCAGCCGGCTACGGGCCCGCCGGGCTCGTGAGCAAGATCAACGGGCGCCCGGACAGCATCGGTGGCGCCGCGACCCGGGCCGCGCTCGGTGCGTTCCAGGTGAAGCGCAAGACGGGCGGCGAGAACGGCAAGGCCGACTACATCGCCGGCCCGGCCACGTGGCGCGAGCTGATCGAGGGCTGAGTTTGTAGGTTCCCCACACGCCGGCGCCGGCTGCAGCTGCCGCCGGCGTGTGGGCAAACCCGGACATGTCCGGCACACCCTTTGTACGAATCCACGAGAGGAACCCCCTATGTCCCCGACGATCCCCGACCCGTCCGGCGCGCCGGCTACGCCGCCCGTGGTGCGCTCGGTCGCCTACTACGTGTCGCTCGTGTCGGGCGCCGTGACGCCGGCCGTCGTCGCCACGGTGGCCGTGCTCCACGGGCAGGATGCCGCCGTGA